CCATAAGGGTTAGTTTGTTGCCCGTAAGGATTTTGCTGTATGGTTTGTCCTTGTGGCTGTTGTTGAGCCTGTCCTTGCGGTTTACCTTCTTTGATGCTGATGAATGTTTCTACCCATTGGTAACCATTCTCTAAACGCTCAGTCGGTACCGCATGTGCTGGTAAGTTTTCTAACTGTGTTTCCCATCCTTGTCCTAATGGTGGTAAGTTTGTTTGGTAAACTGTTACCGGGTACTCCATTTGACCTTTAGCTGGTTTAGCGATTTTAATAGGGAATGCGCCGTTAGGGTCGATGAATGATAATTCACGTCCTCCAGATAAGAATGGGTCTTGTAGATTCTTAAGAATCGTTTTGAACGCTGTTTGTGGCATTTCGAATAGTCGAACTACTAGGTTGCCATGCTCATCGCGCTCTTGGTATAATTGTTGTGGGTTCTGCGGGTGCGGGAATACACGAACCACGTTTACTAGGTAAAGATTCTTAGGTTTTTGTTGTCCACCGAATGGCGTAGGAATCATTCCTTTATCTGTCCACTCTGCAATCTTGTTATCTAGTAATGAACCTTCGTTTACTTGGCTATCTAAAGTGAAGTTAACATTTAACTCTTTACCTTTAGATGTTTTAGCACTTAGGAAAATCTTACGAGTATGCGCGAAGAACGGGCTTACTAAATCACCAGATGGTAATAATTGAATCATTAATTCCGTTTGCCCTTTCTCGAAGAACAAGCGTTGATGTTTTGTCTCCGGGTAAACTACCTTCGGATGGTCACCGCCACCTTGTTGTTCTAGGTTCTTCTGTTCCTGTGCAATAATATCAGCAAAATTCATATATGTATTTTCCTCCTAATTGTTTTTAAATTTTATTATGTATTCTATGTACTTCCCAAAAACTAAGTGACGTTGCTACCTTTCACTTTCTTTGTCCTCCTCTCTTAACTGGTACTCTATTATAATACCATGTTACGAATAGGATGTCAACTAATTTTCTGAATTTTCTGAAAATTTATTAGTCGAATCTATCAGCCTCTCCTAAAACCCATTCAAGGGCTAATCGATAGCATCTATTTTGAGTAAGGTAACTTTTGTAATCCTCGTAACTAATTTCTCTATTTTTCCACGCTTCTCTTACTTCTTTATCTGTCTCCAAAGTCTCGTTAAATACTACCATAATCTCTTCACGAGTCTTCATTTTATTTAGCATCTAGCACAACCTCTCCGTCGATAGTAAATACGTACCAACCATCAACAGTTAATGCTATACTAACTCCCTCGATACCGTTCTTGCTATACCAATAAGGAAAGTATCTTTCTTTAAACTCATATGGAGTTAAGTATTCTAGTGCTTCCGATAGTTCGCGGAAAGCTTCTGATTGCTCTAAATGTTTAGGTACATCATATAGATTAGGTACCGACATTAATAGCCCCTCCCTATCTGCGGATTTACTTGTTGTTGCGTGTAATTATAGTAAGCTTGTTCATCTTGCATAAACTTACTACCCGCTCCTTGACCATACGACAGGTCATTAGCTACTTGTTTACCATACGACTGTAACATGTCTTTACGTTGCTCAAACGCTTTCACAATACGTTGCAAACGTCCGATAACATGTGTATAGTGTACACAAACTTTCTTCTGTTTTAAATACGATTCTTGTTGCTTTATGTATGCTTCTACTTGGTCTTTCGTTGCTTTTCCGCCTTGCGCGGTAATATGTACTCGTGCTTCTCCATCTAACCGTGACCATTCAACTTCTAACTTTAAATCTTCCATCTCTTGATAATATCGTAGCTTCTCTAGTAAAGAAGACCAGTATATATACTTCGACGGTTGCTCCAACATTTCCTGCTGCAAAATAGACTCGTTGATTTTTAATTCATTACGCATATCGAAGGTTAGTTCTTGTCCAGACTCGTCCCTTATGCGTAAATTCTGAAAATCAAGGTTGTCCACATTGATGTCTATCAAACGGCATTCTCCTCCTTTTAAATAGAATAGAGAAGACAACTATCATCTTCTCTAATTATAATACCACTATTCTATTAATAATGCAACTACTTTTTTTAAAGTTTATTTATTTTTTTAACAAGTCTTAGCTGGAACGAATCTTTAGAGTAGTGTTTGAAGTGCGGGTTGCCTTTGACGTTCTTAATCATGTCGTTAATATTACTCCATGAGCCATTAGCCCAGTCTTTATGATTATCGCAGAGAAGATAGTATTTATCTTGCGCCGGAGTTTTGGTGATAGTATATGTACCACTCTTTAGGATAATAATATCACCTACTTGGTAATTTTCAACTTTAGCTGGTTCGTTTATGATAATACGCATTTTATTCTTCCTCCTTTTGTTTATACCATTCTTTTTCTACTCTGTCTATCTTTTCTTTATGTATAACATCTTCACATTTCTTACACTTATACCTAGTTGTTGTAATTACTAAATTGTCGTTTCCATCTCTTACTGATGCAATTGTTTCATACTCACCTTCATAGTCATGTGGACAAAATAGCTGCGTAAAGAATTTAATCAAAATATATCCTCCTCGTGATAGTCATGTTCTAACTGTCTAATAACTTCCATATGAAAACTAGTAGTTCTAACTAAACCCCAATCAAATTCGTTCTTGTGTCGATACACATAACAGATGCCATTCCACTTATATTCAAAATCCCCTTCGTAATAAACTCTTCCTGTCTCCATTTAACTTCACCCCTTATTTAAATTTAAAGACAATTTTAAAGTTCTCCACTCTTCTAGTGTCATCTTAGGATGTTTTGTTTTAATCCATTCAAAATCTGCTTTCTCGTAAACGCTTTTCATCCATCTTACATCTAATCTGTTACCCCCATACACACGCCATTCTTTGTAGCCACCTACGTTTGTACTAACTGTTACCGATGCAGCCGCCATTATAATTCCTCCTCTGTGTCCCATCCCCACCCTACATTCTCTTGGAACTTGTCAATGTCTACGTATTCGATTAGTCCATAAGCTTTTTCATTCGGGTCTGGGTCAGGGTCTATAAATAGTACACCTACATACCCTTCAAATAAATCCACTTCTCTAATCTTACATTTCACTTGTAGATTTCCTAGCCACCCCATTTCTAATATATCTGCGGGTAAGGTACAGTAGTGACCTTTTAAGCTGTTACACAACTTTACAAGCTTGTCCACTTCTTTTTTAATATTTAGTAAGTTAACTTTAGCCATTACCATTACCTCCCGGTAGTAAACTTCTTCTATTTTCATCTACTAGTTTGATAAGGTCAAACCTAGAGTGACCGAAGCTATAGTCGTGGTCTTCTAGTACATACACGCATCCTTTGTACTCATAAGTTTTTCCGTAGTCATAATCCGGACTACCCATACCTGATTCTAAAATAACATCGTCCATATCAACCAATTGCCAACTAGGTTTGTCAATCCCAAACACTTCGATAGCTATACTAAATGGTGGTTCCTCTTTTTCTACTCGTTCTTTAAATGTAACACCTTCCGATTCCAAAAACACATCCTTATCTGATACATATCCTATGTACGTTCCTTTATAAAACATGTTATAGTTCATTTGAAATTCACCCCAGCTTTAGTTAATAATCCTTTTACTTCACTACCATACTCATCAAATATAAAGTACTTACCATCATCTTTTATACTTGATAGCGTATATAACCTACCTTGAAACATGTAAACTGTATCGAAATCTGCTGTAAAGCTTATTTGTGTTTGATAAACCTTGTGACCTTCTGCGTTGTATACCATTGTTAAGTAGTTTCCATTGTCCCAATCCCATATCGTGTATACTTTAATCATTCTCTCATCTCCTTTTCTTCTCCAATAACAAATGTGTGCGGTACAGTATGCGCTACTAAGTCTCCTGTTGATATTCCAGTGAAGAATACTAAATCAATTGTAACCTCTGTACCTCTGATACTTTCTAGTATTTCCTCTGTAGTCATCCTCTCATCTCCTTTTGTTGTTGTCTGTAAGTAAAGAATACCATCAAAAAAGAGAAGGGTCAACCCCTTCTCCTAAACTTTTTTATTTTTTATGTCCACATAGCATTTTGAGCAAAGTCAGCTTTAGGGATGTATGCGTATCGCTGGGTTGCTGTTCCTTCTTCACCTCCTAAATCGTCCGGATGCGTATAGAGTACATATACAGTCTCGGTAACTTCATCGATATAAGCTACGCGACAAATTGTGTACATAACTCCTTCTATCTCCAAACCTAGTAAATAGTTAGGTAAGTAGCATTCTCTACCTACCCAGTCATTCTCTTCATAGTTTAATTCGCTAATATACATATGTATTTCCCTCCTTATAGCCTATAGAAATTAATTTGCCAAAACTCTTTGTCCATTAGATGCGGTTCGCCCTCATTATCGATAAAGAACTTATAATTTTCATCGATTGGGTGTTCTACTTCGAACTCGTTATTGATAATGTCGATAAACGCCTCTTCTGAAATCCCACCCCAATCGGTAGATGCTCTATCAATCTCCGGGTAAAACTTGCTCTTTGTAAAGAACTCGTCAGACTCTCCAATAAAAATCCATTTTGCTTTCTTCTCCATTAAAATCTCTCCCTTTTATTAAATTCTATTATTAATTTCTATGTTTACTTTGTCTAGATTTTCTGATAGAACCAGATACAATTTTAGCAAATCATCCCAGTCCATTGCATCTAATTCTTCTTCTGTAAATATCTTTATACCCACCATAAGTCCTCCTTAAGCTATTTTTTGGTATTGCGGTTTATTTGACTTAATTACTTCTACTAGTTCATCATACTTCTCTTCTGTAATCGCCTTAGAGTTCTTATAGTTCTTAACGTTCTTTAAGTCTCCGTGGTACTTACAGTAACCAGCTACAGAATCGAATGTATCTAAGTCGTCTGGGTTGTAATCTACCATGTCATTGTATGTAACACCAATCTCTACGTCAGCCGTGATAGGGAATCTTCTTCTTTCCCCTTCCCAGTCAATCCATAACCAATCGATAGGTAGGTTTTCCATGACCTTCTTACCGATATGAGCCATTAACTTAATCTCTTCTGGTGGACAGTCAATTACGATACTATCGTGTACCGTTAGTACGATACGAGAGCGTAAGTTCATTTTCTCAATCAGGTTATTGATGTAGATTAATGAGTTATTCGTTAGGAACGCACCAGAACCCTGTATACGCGTATTGGTAGCCTGACGTAATGCACCGTTACGTTTCTGTTTATCTTGTGAATACACGTCTCGTAGATTACGAGTGTATCCTTGTAGACACGAGATACTACCAGCTTTCATTGCTATTCCTTTATTCTCTTCTATGTACTGCTCTAGTCGCGGTTTCCCTGCGAAGAAGTCTTTAAATAGCTTTTCCGCTTCATCTACAGTCATGTTATGTTTAGGTGCGAATGAGAATGGAACCTCACCATACGCCAAACCGAACGATACGGCTTTCGCTTTTGTACGTTCATCGTCTGTAACATCCTCTGGTGGCTTACGGAACGTTAAGGCTGCGGTCTGTCTATGGATGTCCTCGCCATCGAAGAACGACTTAATCATATCCATATCCATTGCATCTAAAGCCATTACACGAGACTCTAATGAGCTGTAATCGAGCTGGATTAATGCTCCACCTTCAAACCTAGAAATAAACATACGTTTGATTGGGTGCTTATAATCGAAACGGTATACGTCCCCGGATTTACGAGGCATATTTTGCATGTTTTTTTATATTATCGTAGTACCTTTTAAATACTACTTCTTACACTTTCATATAAGAATAGACTATATCTTGAATCAGTAATGTGGTGTTTGTTTTATTTTTTCCATTTAGTTGATACGCTTCTGTTCTTATCTACAGAATCGTTAAATTTCCAGTGATACCCTCCAGCGCTTTGTCGCTTACCGTGACAGACACGAGATATATGCGCTTGTTGCGCTCCTGTATCCTTGCAAGCTTCTTTAATAGAGTTGTATGTTCGTATGTATTCTTCACCATCTTTTGTGAACATATCTACTTGTTTTTTGGATACGGTAGCTAATTTTTCTCTTGCGGTATGTGTGTCTAAAGTACCTCGTTCTACGATATCGCGGATATTTTCTAGTCTAGTAACCCACTCTAGGTTGTCGAAATTGTTATTCGTCCTATCTGTGTCTTTGTGATTCACTTCTAGACCTTCTTGATAACCGCTACAAAATGCTTTAGCTACTAGCCTATGTACTGTTTTACTCTTCTGTTTGCCATCAATAAAGAGCCTAACGGACATGTACCCGCTGTTGATTTTCCACTGACTTAGCTCTTTACCACGTAGATTACTCCATACCCTACCTTTGTTACTAACTTCATATCTACCTTCAAAACCTTCTATCGGTTTCCATTCTTCTTTAAACATTTTACCTCCTAGTAACACCACATTACTAGATTTTCCTGCGCTCGTGTCACTTCATAGGCTGTTCTAGCCCGTATGTGTTAGTCGTTGAACCTTCTACTTATCCCTAAGTAGCTTGGCTGCTGATTGCCCAATCCTTACCTCTTTTACTATACTTACTACGTCACCGCGTAAGAGAGTGTGTAAGGCTCTAAGGGGTTTCCAGTCAATTCACAGGATTTTAGAACCCCAACATGACTTTAGGGTTCGCTGATGATAAACGGCTTGTCTCTGTTCCTTCACTGTTGAACGAGCCATGCAAGATATCATTATGGTCTACCATACTTAAGAACTTGTATGTGAAGTTCTGTTTACGAGTCTTAACCAGCGAGAACTCTACCAGTAACTCTGCTAGTTCTTTCATCTCTGGGTAGTGCTGCGCTATATACTTCATATTAGCGGAGTTAGACTTGTAATGGTACCATTCGATTTCGTCTTCTTCTAAGTTGTTCTCTACAGCAGAATCTACTAGATGCTCTCGGTTGAACGGAAGCTTAATACCTGTATACTTGAACATGACTTTTTGCTTGTCATCGGAGGAGTTCGGATTAAACTCTCTGTCCGCTTCATCCTTATACTTGTCACGTAACTTCGCTATTTCCGTATCACGGAACTTAACAGGCTTCATCTTCTCTTCTAGACCCTTACGATACAGCTCTTCTTTTTCCTCTTTTAGCTTCTTAATCTCAGGAAACTTACGCATAAGAGCAATAAGTCTGTTTTCTTCTTTCGTATAAGCTTTTACAAGGCTCTTGATGTACGGGATATCCGTTTTGATACCTGTAGCTTCAATCTTAGCTAGAACGTTCACAAGCTCCGGATAATGACCTGTATAAAGGTCTTGTATCTTCTTTAGACCTTTCTTCGTGCATCTAGCAGCTAATTGGTTATAGATGCGTAAACACGCGTCAACGTCACCAGAAGCGTAAGGAGAAAGCATTTCCCATAAAGGAATCCATTCATAGTTGAAGTCTCCACCATCTATCTCGTTAACAGGAGCTTTTACTTCATCCCACTTCGGAGTTTCTGGTTTCTCATACTTCCACTCTTGCGCTTGTCTATCACGTAGTTGTTTAAGCTCTTCAATTCGGTTTGTTAAGTAATCCGGTCTACCAGCTAAGAACTCTGTAAGAGGTTGTTCATCTTTCTCTAACTTCTTAATCGTCTTATTGACAACCTTTAACTCAGCACGAAGTTCCTTGATTGTAGCGTTGATATCCTCTTTCATTTCTTTAATTCTATTACTAGCAATTTCACGCTCTGCATCGCATTTTAATTTCCAATCAAGTTTCTCTTGGTCGATACGAGCTTTTTCTTTTGCTTTGTAATCTTCTATGTATTGTTTCTTGTAGTCTTCTAGTGCTTTATCATATCCACCCATATCTGTAAATTCATATGTTAGGTCTGATAATCGTAATGAACCTTTTACATCCTGATTGACAAGTAAGTAGTACATCGTCTTTGTATCCCGGTTATTTTTAAATCGTGTAATATTTCTTGTTAATCGTAGGAATTTCATATCATACTTGATATTGTGTCCTACTTTTATGATATTTTCATTACCTACAAACTCTTCTATGTATTTATAAATCTCTGCTAGATGTCCCGGGAGCCACATAAAATCTTTGTGTTGTAGCGGAATAGTAGCGCCTGTACCTTCTTTCCAACAGATAGAGATTACTAGAGGCTTTGCACCTATTCGTTCTGGACTTAAGGTGTTTGTCTCTAAATCCCATGATACTACTGGAGCTTCATGTACAATCTTCGTAAATATTTCTCGTACACGTTCGATAGTGGTTACATCTTCGTATTTAACTTTCTTAGCTACGAATGCGTCCTCACCTTCGTCTACGAACTTCTTGAGCGTACCAAAATCGGCTTCTACTAAGTTTTGAATCTTCGGATTTACAAGCATATACTCCATTGAATACATTGGTAAAACCCAACATGTATGACTTTCCTCTACCTCAGTAACAGGTAGTTCAAAATCAGGAGTTATACCAGATAGTCTCAATTCAGCTATTTCCGCTTCTAATCCTTCAACTATAGCTACGGCATCATCCCGTTCTTGTTGAACCTGCGGGTAACGTAGTACTAAATCACGGAACGGTTCACGAACACCAACAATACCGCTGTCAATGTTTTCAAGTCTACGTATAGCTGTTTTCAAACTGTTTTCTAAATCTCGTAAAACACCGGATAATCGATATTCTTCAAAGATGTCATCCGGAACATCAGTTGTCTTTGTTGTCTTATGTACAATCCTTACTTTTTGCGGTACCCCACGCATCGTAGAAATAGATGCTTTCCCCAAAAGAGCCTTACAACCTAGATTACCAGAAGGAACGATAATGTCTGGTCGCTCTTTTACGATACGCGCTCTAAACTCTTCATGCAATGGGTTCGCGTCTTTCTGGGCGGGCTGCTTATATTTAACAGCTCGTCCATTCTTATCTTTACCAATAACTTGCGGTACTGCATAATAGGCGTAATCGATGTAAAAATCTTTGTTGTCTAGCCCTAACCCATCTGTAATAAGATTTTTTAATAACTTCCCGCCTCTAGTAGAGAGAAACACATTTTTAAGACTTCCATCTTCCATCTTCTTCATGTGGTTTTCCCTTAGGTATTCCTGTGCGAATAATATCTTCAACCTATCTCCTCCTTCTCTCTCTATTATATCACAAACTCTATTAATAAACAATAAAAAAGAGAGACAAATATGCCCCTCTTATGTTATACTAAATTATTTTAGGATATCAGAAGGTAATTGTAGCATGTTACCTCCAGAGCCTTGTACCTTCGGTACTTCCCCATTCCATTTCTCAATCTTCTTAGACTCAAGAAGTTCTGGTGTTAATGATTCTTTGACGATACGGTTAGACTCCGCTTTACCACGAGCTTCTTCAATTAACTTCTCAGCAGTAATTGTAGCTTGTTTCTTTTCGATTTCCGCTTTTTCTAAGTTCTGTTGAGCATCTACTACGCCTTGAATCGCTTTAGCTGTGTTTGCATCTGGTTTAGGTGCTTCTAACGTTACAGAGTCCACTAAGAATCCTGTGTTAGTTACCATTGCTTTAAACTCTTTTTCAATTTTAGCGTTAATGTCTCCTTGATGCTGGAACACTTCTAGAACTGAATAGTTAGAGAATACATTTAGTGTAGCTTTTTTGATACGAGTTTGTAACCAACCATTCTCTGTTACATCCGGAGATTGTCCTTTAAACTTATTGTAGATTGCTGGTAACTTGTCCACATCGTTCGCGTAGTCATAAGATAAGCTAACTGTTAATGGTTTACCATCTTTCGTTTGTACGTTAAACTTGTCCACATTTACCGTTGCTGTAGAAATCGGGTATGCAGTAACTCGTTTCCACGGTGCGACCCAATGCCAGCCTTGACCTAATGTTTCTTTCTCGATACCATATCCACGGTTGTAAACTACGCCTACATGACCTTGTTCAATACTTGTAACACTCATCGCAGTAAAAATACCGCCACCTAAAATCATTACTCCTAATACTGATGCTCCTACTACCTTTTTCATGTTCCATGTGCTTTTTGATAAATTCATATTATTTTCCTCCTAATTTTTAAATAGATTAATAAATTTTTCTACTAAACCGCCAATGTATTCGAAAATACCTTTCTTACCTGCTAATATCCAAAGACCAGCTAATAGGATTAATAACATTATAATTCCTACTAATAGAGAGTACATTATTCTCCCTCCTCTAAACTTAAAATCTATTACCTATTTGTTAGTAATTCGGCGATAGCGTTGTTAATATAATTTTTTACATACTTTTCTACTCCGCCGAACTGGTGAATTTTGTCATCTAAATACTTGTTTACTTTCTCTTCTAACATAGCGTTTATTGTAGTTGTGTCAATTATCATTTCTTTTTCTAATCGTTTTGCTATATTTTTTGTAATTTCTGTTTGTACAGAACTCCAATATCCTCCGTTCTTTAATTCATTAACTCTAGCTGTCGCCACTCTATTTATTTCGTATGTAAGAACTTTATCAATCTCTTCTCTCGAAATTTGTTTTGCTTGTGAAACTAGCGCGTCTTTAATACTTTTATCGAATAACTCGTTATCCTCTAAAGTTAGGTTAATACTCACTTTCTTCATTACTCTTCCTCCTCTAAATCCTCTTTTGTGACTTCTAGTGTTTCTACTTTCTTAATTTTAGAATCCCATTCGATAAAACCATCTAGGTTAAACATCTCGTGTTCGATGGACTCTAATGCAGAGTCCCCGTATGTATCTCGCGTATCGAATACAACTGACATTACGAATACTTCTTTTTTAATAGCCATTTATTTCCCCTCCTTTTCAAAGTAAGCTTCATAGTCTTCTGTTGTAGCGTTTGTGTAGTTGATTCTTAACTCATCATCCCATTCAAACTCTTCTGATGATTCTATTTTACCTATATGACTTGACGAGTCTATTTGTGTATCTACAGCATATTTAATCTCGTTACCGATTTCTTCTTCTGTATAACTATCGTAGTCGCCATATAAATCCACTACATACATTGTGATTTTATGTACTTTTGCCATTTTAACCCTCCTCTTATTTTACATCATGTCTTTCTACTCTATGACTATAAGGGAAACCTTCTTCTTTACATATGTTATCTTTCGATTCCATCATACTGATTGCGTCTTCTTTATTTCTATGTACTCCAACTACTTTGTCATTACCAAACGGATTCTCGATGATAGTTAGAAACACTTCGTCACTTACTATTTCTCTTCTGAACACCGCTTTACCAGATTCGACAGTTATAAAGTCCCAACCATCTTTACCATAGTTGTTTAATTCTTCTTCACCTTTTCTAAATAGTGAAAGACTTGCTGGTACTAACTTGTATTCGAATTGCTTCATTTTTGCACCTCCTTGTTTTTGTGTTGTTATCCTATGTCTTTATATTACACTCTACTATTCTAAAAGTCAACAATAAAAATAAAAAAGAAGAGATTTTTTATTTCTCTTCTTTTACTAGTATCGGAACGGGTGCATCGAAGTACCATAAGGTCTTTAAACCGCAGGTAGTACACGTATATCTTACACCTTCGTCAGTATCAGATTTAAAACTACCATTTCTAGTTAAGTCGTGGTGGCACCGGGGACAGAAGCACTTACAGCTACTCATCCGCATTCTCCTTTTTAATAGGAATCTCTATCTTCTTTAGTCGCGATAGTAATTCAAATTTAGGGACTTTCTTAGGCTCCCTGATGACGTATCTTTGGTTAAGGTTATCCCAACACTTCTTATAAGGTAAATCGTGCAGGAAGAGCTTGTAAAGCTTCCCAAACTTCACAGTCTCTCCGCTCTCTATTGCTTCTTCGATAACATCCTCTATTGTTTTGATAACCTCCTCCATCTCACCTTTCGTGTAACCGCCTGTAATCGCTACACGTCTAGCAATCTCTTCACGGTTTACTAATTTACTCATCAGCAACCCTCCATGAGAGATACATGGTTCGTGTACTTAAACTTCTTATTATCCTTTTCTATTAATTCATCCACTTTCTTTTTATCTCTCTCATCATCACATACTAACCAGATATTCATCTTCCATGTCGATAATGGGTCTTGTAAATGACAGAAGCATTCGTACTTGTATTCCGGTTTCATATAGTACTTACCATTACGAAGTCTGTAGTATTTCTTGTGACGGTCTTGAATCTCCTCTTTCGCTAATGCTGGGAATGACACGCGAACCTTATCTACATGGTAACGTAATGGGTATAAAGAGAATAAGTAGTCATATACATTGATATCCGGTAATACAATCGGTACATCGATTACAACACTAGTAGCCATTGACGATAGCTGCACATTCTTTACATCTTCTAATGTATGCTCCTTTTGACAAGCATAAATGATTTCCGATTGTGGTACTTGCGCTAGTGAAGTGATAACAGGTACAGGAGCTTTTCCTGTGCTGTAGTATTGTACGAATCCACCGTGTTTAAAAATCTTATCTTGTAATGTATCATTGCCGTACTTCTGTTTAAATACTAGATACTTATTGTCGTCACGTACTGGGAATAATTCTGATTTATTTTCTAGTTCTGTCATAGCAGCTTCCAATTCTTCTTCGTTTAATCGTGTGACCTTAATTGCATCTCCTTCTTTTTGTGCTGTTGTCAAGTTCACATTCTTAGAGCGGTCAGTATTGTAAACATTCAAAATTCTTTTTCTAGACATTTGTTTAACTCCTTATATTTTATTTCCTCTATCTTAATTATACCACAAACAAAAAAGTAGAGGCTAAATGCTCCTCTACTTAGTGGGGTTTTGTTAATAGTCGAACTTTCCTGTTATTGCCCAGTATATCTCTGCTGATACCCATATTACCCACCCAAGAATGATAGGACTCATGTAAATGACTAGGAACCAGAAGTCACTCATCCGAAGAAGCTCTCACTTCGTGTATCGATAAGGTAGTTTACGAATAGCTTCTTCGCTTTCTTCGTTGCAGTAATAAGATTAGCTACTGTTAAGTCACCTACCCCCACAGAATCTACTTTAGCTGTGTTGATGTTGATATAAATATCAAACTCGGCTCCAGCGTCATCACAGTAACAAATAAACAAATCTCCTTCTACTTTTGTTTTGATTTCCACTTCTGCATATCCTCCTCTGTCATCTCACTTAAACTAGGTCGTACTCCGGGTACACTTTTAAGGTTTTCGTTATCATCAGGGAGTTCTACAGTCCACGGACGTTTAATTGGCTGATACATGTTATCTATGTACTTATTGATTTCCAATAACTCGCTTAGTTTTCTTCTTCCTGCATACATATATATTAAAGTACCGGGAGAAACTATTTCTAACTCTTTATGTAAATCTATACCTTCGTCTCGTTGGTTCAACATAAAGATTAAAATTTTAAGTCTATCGTCATAAGCCATATCATCAATAGAGTCTAAAATCCGGTAGTATAGGTGGTAAACCCCGGCTTGTAAATCTTCTCGTATTGACGATGGACAATCTAGTTCATTCGGAGTAGCTTCATTAAACCGTTCTTCACTGTCCGGACAGCATTGGTCAAACATGTTCCAAACGCAGTACTTGTTATTACATTCCATTTACTTTCCCCCTCGTAAGTAAAGTAAACCCCAGCAGGTCTACATTTGTATTCAAATTTTGTTATCATTTCCTTCGTTATTCTGTTATAATCTTTCTTTTTAAACTGGAAAGTTACTTTACCTGTATTCTCGTATACCCTTATGTATTTAACATTAAACTCTCTCATAGCTATATCAACTATGCTATATAACGTGTACATATTAACTACGCAACTTCTCTACTAGTTCATCTAACTCTTCTGGATTGAATTTGATAGAGCGTCCAAGTTCTTCACCGATTACGTCTTCCTGTTTACCTACTTCTAATAGTAATACAGTTGGTACAGAAGCTAATTCGTAATGTGCTGCAAACTCCGGATGTACGGTAACATCAATCGATTCATGCGGTACGTTTAACTCTTCTTTTAAATAATTACTTACCATTGCACAAGGAGCGCAACCCGGTTGTTCAAATTTAACTAATTTCTTCATCTTCATTCTCCTTATATTTTAATATCTACAGTAATGTGATTTAAAGGCATGTGCGGGTAAAAAGTTACATTTATCTGGTCACCTTCTCGTGTGTATGTGTACTCTGGATTCTCTCCGTAAATGTCTTTGAAAAACTTGAAGTACTGTTCTATGTACATTCTTGTATTGAAATCTTCTAGCTCTTCTGGTGTCATACTTCCCATCATTTCAAGTTGCTCTCTAATTTCTTTCGCCATATCTTCGGAAAGCGCTTGTACTTCTTTCGACTCTTCATCGGTGAACATGTTATTCCACATAAAGTAGCTCCTCCACCACCCATTTAAAGTATTTTTGTTCAGAAACCTTCGGGTATCCCTCGAACTTAAATTTATGTACTTTATTCTTTACACTCAGATAGTCACCTAAATAGTCTACAGCTCCACAGAACAATTCGTATTCACTCCTACCACTACCGAATACTACAATTTCTTTACCTTCTAAATACTTGATTACGTACTCGAAAGCATGCAAGTAAGCAGGATAGTTAGGCTCTTTCTGGTAGGTAGGGAAATAAGTGGGAACCCCGATGAAAAGTACGTCACTGTCGGAAAATGCTCGTTCTACTTCTGCTGGAACCGTTTTATTATTAACTTCAAATATGTACTCAAAATAACTTTCATCTAAGAGTTCGAGAATACCAGTGGTATTCCCCTTCTTAGAATATACAAACATAGTAGCTTTCTTTTTAGAGGTCAAAGTCGTCCCCATCCTCGTGTTTGTAGTTAATTGCATTTCCTTGTAAGAAGTCTGATTTAGGCGCGATTTCTCCTGCACCTTTAGACTTACTACCATATGTAACAATCCATTTAGATTTAAGCTCCGAATTGCTAGGGAATGGTTCTTGTAATCCAGCATTACGGCAAATTAAGTTAGCTAAGTACTCAGCGTAATCATGGTACTCTGCAACGGATAATGTGTCGATATCCTGATACAGCCAAGCTGTCCATTCTTTCTCTAGCTCTACGGCTTTGCGGATATAGTTCATAGCCCAATTCATTAACTCAGGTTTGTTTAAATGAGGATTCTCTGTCACTAACACTTTAATGATTAATCCGAAGATTTCAGAGTGTTGGTTCTCATCTGCTTTGATTAAGTTGATTAGGTTGTTGGACTCAATCATTTTATTGTCACGAGCTAATGAGTGGAAGTATACGAATCCACCAGAGAAAAATTCACCTTCTAGAATCTGGTAAGCTACTAAGCCTTTAAATAGAACCGTGATTTCATCTTCTGTAAATGTGATTGTGCCACCTTGCGCTAGTTTACCTCGTAGCATGTCTACCATTTCTTCTAGCTCTTTTAAGATGAAGTCATTACGTTTCGCTAGTAATGGTAGCTCACGTACTTTAGCAAACTCTTTCTGCTTCTCTTCAAAACCGATTACAGTTGATGTCATATGTTCGTATGATACATTATGCATAGTTTCGAATGATGCAATCAATGTTAGTACAGTTCGTAGAGCCGGGTCTGATGTAGTTAAGAATAACATTGTTACGATATCACTAGCCATTGAATCTAACCAGTTCAATGCGCCTGATACGCGCTCATACGCTACTCGTTCTGCTGGTGTTAATTCTTGTTTGTATTGTTCGATGTCCTTACCCATTCGAACTTCCTCTGGAACCCAGTACTCCGCGAATAGCGCTTTCTGGTAATCTAGCCATGTATCTACTAGTTGGTCATCCCAGTTACGAATCCCACTAGCCACGCCACCGAATAACTTAGTAGCACGGTTAGGATGCATCGCATTATAAATACGGAATGGTTTTTCTGTTGTTACTTTATTGAACATGTTATGTATCTACTCCTTTAATCTAATGATTTTAAATTCGAATATCCTGTACTGATTGGTTGCGCTTTAGCAAGTACCTGTCCGTTTATCATAAAGTAAACTTCTTTAGGTTTTTCTTCTTCCTCCTCTTCGGGTTCATCTTGGTAACTGCGCTTGTCATCTTCATTTGTTACACGAACAAAGTCTACCGACTCTGAATAGTAACCATTCGATTCCCCTAACCAGCGTAATGTTACTGTTCCTTTGATTGTTGCAATCTTGTAGAACGTCCAAGTCGATGTACCCCAATCAGAGTCTTTACCTGCTTGTCTAACTTCTTCCGCCATTAAAATCGGGCTATGTAATAAATCTTCTAAATCTCCGTCAATATCTTCGATATAAACAGACTCACAGCAATCTTGCTCATGATACATTACATAAATCTCTCCATCTGTATCATAGAATACTAGCTCGTCCGAACCTTTTTTATCGATACGCGTGAACGTTTTACCTACTAATCCTTCAAACTCAAAATCATCATTATGCCATCTATACATTCTATTCCTCCTCAACTTCTACTAAAATAGCTACCATCTTTTTGTAGCCTTTGTCTTTACTTGTTTCTCCGTAGTTAAGCTTGTCCTGTCCCTGATATCGACGAATCTTAACACCATTAGACCAGATGTTAACGAAACCTACAATATCCATATGGTCAGAAACTTCTAACTCTTCAATAACTGCTTTCACATCATCTTTGTTATGTATCATCAGCTAGTTTCCTCTACTAAGAAGTTCTCTGTTAATAGTTGTTTAACCATTACCCCATTCTTGTAGTCTACGTACTCTCCTCTTACGAAGCAACTAACATACGGAGCTTTACTTCCATACATACCGTTTAGCTCCCATTCGAAATAAAGTACGTCGTCTTCCTTTACATCTTTGAAACCTTTTGCACTGGTTTTCTTTAAAACTTCTACTACTATGAACTTGCCTGTCAACTTTACTGTCTCTTCCAACCATTTTCCTCCTTATAAATAAAAATAGTGTAAGATATTACTATAAAGGACTCACTCTTACAAGTAATACTATACACTATTCTGTATTTTTTGTCAATTAAATTTTACTAGATTTTCAATACCAACCTTTAAACACTCTTTCTCTCATCCACTTATGAAATCTATGATGTAACTCATCTACCCAGAAGTACGCAGAGACTAGTAAGTGTTTCATATTAACCTGCACACATAATGCAATCTTCCGGTTTCTCTCTATCCTCTGTATGAGTATAGTAGATTGTTTTCAATCCTTTATCCCATGCAGCCATATCTAAACGTAATAGCTCTGAACCTTTGATGTTCGATGATACGTGCATGTTATGTGAAACAGCTTGGTCAATATATTTCTGTGCTTCTGCTACGTGATTGATAGACCACATTTCATCCATCTCGAAACCAGATTTATAGAACCATTTTGTTCGGTTGTTGTAGTTTGGTGGAACAATTAGAACGTTCATACCAGACTTATTCTCTGTATATGCTACATCGTAAGGAGCATCTATAGATGGAGAACCATTCATGATGATACTGTTCGATGCTGTAGGAGCTACCGCAGCCGTGTAACCATTTCGCATGCCTACCGCAGCCATAGAGCGTAGTTCTTCCCATTCAGACCCAACTAGACCCCTTTTATCGAAGAACTCTCCTGTCGCCCAGTCAGACCCCTCATACAGTGGATAAGAACCTTTCTCTACAGCTAACTTATGTGAAGCCTTAATTTGCGCTTTCAAGTAGCGTTTAAATTCTTCTCCTACAAACTCAGTTGCTTTTTCTGATTCCCACGGAATACCTTTATCTGTCATTAAAGTTGCCATACCTAAGTACCCGGCACCTACAGCTCGGTATAAGTCATTGGTTTGTTTCGCCTGATGAACCGATAAACGTCCCATCGAGATTACGTTGTCTAGCATGCGGAACTGGATGTCTACTACTTCTTGGTATGTCTCTTCGTCTAGGTCGTGGGTATTATGACCAACTAAAGAACTTAAGTTACAAGTTACTAACCCATCCCCTTTAAGTTTTAGTACGATGTATCCGTTCTCATCTAAACCGTTTTCAACAATCTCGTCATATTCCATGTTCTGAATAATCTCTGTGCAAAGATTTGATGCGAATGGCATACCAACGTGTCCATTAGGATTCTGCCGTGCTGATGTATCGCTCCAGTACATGTAAGGTGTACCGCCTGTTTTACGGCTAACGAAGATAGATTTGTAGATATCAGTAGCTTTTACTACTTCTTTAATCTCTAAGTCTAGTTCTTCTGCTTTACGATACCAGTATGTAAATGCATGGTCTTTCTCATTAGGCTCTTCACCATCTTGTAGACGTTTCTTATCGTATTGCATGTTTAAGTCTACGCCTAACTTCTTCTTAACCTCTGTCGGGTCGAAGATAGTGAATAGTTCCTTGTTATGTAATCGTCTCATAAACTCATCCGGGATAGTTACTGCTGTCGTAACAGAATGAGCGCGCTTCTCTTGTGAACCAGTTTTTAATCGTAGTTCTAGGAAGTCTTTAATGTCTGCATGCCATACAGGTAAGTAGATGGATACTCCAGCTTTACGTGTTCCTGTTTGGTCTACATACTCTGCTAATACAGATAGTAGTCGTGCTGGGTGAATAACACCGTTGTTCTGTACTTTCACTCCACGGATACGAGAACCACGGGCGCGTAAGAATCCAGCGAATACTCCAATACCAGAACCATTTTTCGAGAAGATAGCTACTTGTTTCGCTACATCGAAGATACTATCAATCGTGTCATCCATTGTTAAGATATGGCAAGAAGATAACGAACCATGTGGCGCACCTGCATTTTTAAGTGTTGGTGTTGCTAATCCGATGTAATGATTTAGTAAAGCCCAGTATGCTTTCTTAACGTACTTCATACGGTCTTTCTTCTTCTCAATACTCATTAAATATAAAGCTACTGTAAGGAATCGCTCTTGGGGAAGCTCCATTACTAGTCCTTTATCATTCTTAGCTAAGTATGTTTTTGTTAAAGTTTGAAGTCCGCTATAACTAAACTTGCGGTCACTATCTTTATTGATTAGCTTACCAGCTTCTTGCAGCTCTTCTCGTGTATAGATATCTAGTAATACTTCTGAATACTTTCCACGCTCTACCATTGCTGTTACGTGTGAAGCGTAGTCTCCGTATCCTTCTTTGTAATCGAATCCACGTAGTTTACTAGCTTGTTTGTATAGCTGTCGTAAGTATACCGCAGATGCGAAATTAGCTAACGGTAGGTTCGATAATTTAATACGAGATTGTGTTTCTCGAATTAAGAATGTAAATAGCTTGTCCGCTTCTACTTCTTTCTTTGCCTCTACCATACTGATTACTGCATTCTTAATCTCTTCAATATCTGATGCTTCAATTGCTTCTTTATTATTTGTTTCTTCTAAGATGCTGTCTACAAAGTAGTTAAATCGTTCTCTAACGAATCTAATTTCTTGTGTGTAGGTGCCTCTATCTTTTGTAATTAATGTCATGCCTTTAAATCCCCTCTTCCCTCATGTGTTAAATGTATACAAGTTATAATATATCAAAACTTTATGTATTTTAATGTTTATTGTGGATTTTGAATATCCCACGGGAACTCGTGATAGGTTTCCCATAAAAAAGTTAAGTCTAATGACTTGAAACCATCCATCGTAGTTAGCAATGTATCGAAGTAGTTTTCCTCTTCACGGATATCCAAGAAACTCACTGTTTGTCTTGATACAGGGAAGTGCTTGTTTAACTTATCGTATACTTCATCACTATATGGAAGTAAGATGTAACTAATTTCACGGTTCTTCGAGAAGATTAATAGAGGCGATACACCATGTACTTTTAATCTACGAGAATCCATGACCACCTGTTGCCACCAGTCCTTAATCTGACCAATGTTTTTGAACAGATGTGATAAATCGAACCCTTCCCGTTTCTTACACTCTACTACAAACGGGAACTTCATACCTAGTGGTGGAATAATATCTCCAGCTACACGTTGGTCACTTCCCCAATGTAATCCACCAGAAGCAGGTACGCGTGAGAATTTACCTCCCCACATATCAGAAAGCTCTTTCGCAATCTTATTTTCGTATCCTGCGCCTTTCGTCTTACTCATTTTTCCCAATACACTTCACTCCTTTACAAATAATTCTATATGTTGTTGGGTCATAATCATGCGGTATGTTAAGAGTAGTAGAATAAAAGCCATCATCCCATAAGTCTTTTTCGCTTTCAAACTCGAACTCGAAGTCATTAACGATTTTTACAGGGTATCTTTTACCTACGATTAAAGATATGTCGTCCCACTCGTACTCGTTCTCCAAAATCTCTACTTCCAAAAGTAACTCTACCATATTACCCTCCTTATGAAGAAAGAGCAGAGAATTATTTCTCCTCTGCTTCTTCCTTTTTAGATGTATGAGCCGCTAATACTTCTTCTACTTTCTTATTGTAAGATTCCGCAGCCTCTTGGAACATCTCTTCTGTAGCACCAAGTTTTTCTAGTACTTCGCCTTGAATCGATACTTCTTGCATCACGCGTGTTAACTTCTCGTTAAGCTCATCCATGATTTGCGTTAAAGATAGTCGTGAGATAAGAATAGTATCAGAGATTGTAGCGCTAAGAGATGTGATGTCTTTAATCTGCTCTGCATGCTCTTCGCTAGTAACTTGTCCACTTAATAAGTAGTCCATTAATACTTTCATAGTTTCAATGTGTAGAGGTGTTTGTGTTTCTTTTCGTAGTACATCCACCGCCTGTGCTACTAGTAAAATCTCTTCTTGTAATTCTTTCTTTGTTTTCGTTGCCATATGTATTTAGTCTCCTTTAGTTAAATAAGTCGTCTTCATGTAGTTTGAAGTCGTCATATATGTTTTTTTGTATATCCTCCGGTAACTTTTCTACGATAGCTCGTAATCTAGCGTCCGTCATTGCTTGTGATGTGTCTATATGCGTAATTAAATCATCCATAGCATTAATGATAGCATCTCCTACGTCCTTTAGGTCTACCACTTCATTCGTGTAGTCCTGTTGAAGACGTAGAATCATTTCACCATCTCGATTTAATTTAGCTGTAACAATCTGTTCTATGTAATCGGTAATCTTACTTTGCATAACATCCTCCTTTACGGCATGTTAGTAGCAATCCATAATACAAGCCATAGGATACCCGTTACGATGTTAAGTAGTACGTATAGAACCCCTATGAGTATAGCCATTGATACGGCTACTATAGGAACGAATGAGAATCCGTATATCATACCTAATTTCTTAGATTGACCGTAATCCCATTCTCCTGTAAATTCGCTATAGTTATCCTTCTTGTATGAGTAATACATTCTTATCGAAATTATAATATAAGCTATAATCCCAAGTGTAATCATTACTTGCTACCCGTACTTCCGTATCCACCTTCGCCACGTTTCGTATCATCTAGCTCGTCCACTACGTTGTAGTTAGCTTGGATTCGGTTTTGATAGTGAATCTGCGCTACTCGTTCACCTTTTTCGATGTATACAGTACCTCGTGGTACCACATCTACAAACACTCGATGTTGCGCCGTTGGTTGTGGAGCGCTTCTGTCTAACCATGTGTCATTTTCTCTAAGTGATAGTTGTTGCCCTGCTTGAATCTTTTTATTAATAGCAGCTAATCTATGTAAGTCAAACTCTCCTGCATCTTTACGTTTCTTCCAAGCTAGTAGTTCTTTATTGAAATCTTCCATCGTTTTAGGTTTGTCGTAACCTAGTGTAACAGAGTCAGTTTCGTAGAACTCACGAGCGTTTTCTAGAACTTCTTTTGGTACCTCTGATAAAGGAATGCGTTTACCTTTCGAGTCGAAAACGAAGTCTACCATCGAAGAATCGATGAATGTGTTACGTAATAGGATGCCTAAGTACCCGCGATATGTACCTTCGATAATGCCTGTACAATTCGATAGAATGATAGGTGTATGATATGCAGAACCACTTCGTGTATTAGCTTTCATTCCATATCTATCACTGAATGCTGTTTTAATCCCTGTAGGAACCAATACAGATTTAAATGTGCTAGGTGGAATTAATCGCCCTTCCGCTGCTTTAACATCGTCACAGAAGTCGTTACCATGCGCGTTCTCTGGTAAGTAACCATCACCAATAACAATGTCTACTTTAAGTTGTTCCGGGTAAATAACTAAACCATCTACTTCTGATGCTTGCAATGAATCTGTCATTATGTATTTTCCTCCTCTTTCTATTTTCTACATCTATTAATATATCATGTACTTTCCGATATGTCAACAGGTAATTCATACTTTTCCCATAAATCGTCTACTATACTTTTCAACCTAGCATATGAACTACAATCTGTAGTTTCCCACATAATATCTTCTAGTTCATCCGCTAAAACTTGCGCCTCTACTTTAGTCATATTCGTTCCTCCTTATAAATGTAACATTCGGAATATTGTCTCTCCTTCTGTGTCAGCCGGAATCGCGTTATTAATCCGGTTCCAAGCTTCCTCATATCCTAAATCATTCGCATCTTTGTCATCTTCGCTGTACACATAATAGACAGCTCTATTCGGTTCAAAACTATGTATCTTAGCAGCTACTTTAATTGATTCTCCCCAACCATCTCTATCCAAGTAAATGTAGATAGGTTGTTTCTTTTTATCGGTTGCTTCTAGTATCGTTTTAATCTGCTGATTCGATACTTGCTTACCGTATGTAACAACTGCACAGTTCCCTATTGTGGTCATATTAAAGAATCCTTCTACGATTACAATCTTATCTTGTTTCCATGCGTTGTTGAGATTCATCACTACCGTAGATTTTGAGTACTCTGTCGGCTTCGCTGGCGCGTTCAAACTCTTTATGAATGGTTTAGGGTCTATCGACCTCGTATTCCAGTAGATGGCTTTCCTACGCGGGTCAAACGCAAAGAATACTAAATGATTGACTAACCGTAGTTCTTTGTCATCTGATAATCTAGCTATCCCATCTACTACGTATGAAATGTTATGTTGCTTAATCTGCTCTAGTGTAATGCCACGACCATTTAAGTAAGCAAAGAAAGGAAACGCTTCCGGATTATTAAAGTTCTCTATGAGCGACTTACAATTAGAAGGTGGGTAAGGGCAAGTATATTTTACCTTTACCTCATCCTCTGGAACGTCTCCTTGATTCATAATATACATGTATAGTTGCTCTTCTTCTGTTAAATGCGCTCCATACTTTTGATGTGACAAGGTTTGGCTGTTGTAATCTCCAACCTCATAGTCATATGTTTCGAGTATGTCTTTCGCATCCGGGAATGTAACTTGGAAATGCTTCATTACGAAGGATACTGGGTTACCTTTCTCCCCGCATACTTTACATTGCCATAAGCCTGTCTCATCATGCACATAAAACTTATACTTTGTATTTCCACAGAACTGACAATTGAATCGTGTCTCTCCTCCTGATGCTGGTTTATTGTCTCCTAGCTCCTGATAAAGTAAATCTAGAAACATTTAAATCCCTCACTCTTCTAATCGTCTATGTAAGTTAAGTAGAGTGTAAACCTCTCCTAGTAGTTCAAGTTGGTATAATTCTGTTGTTGTCGCGTATTTATACACTAACTCGTCTGTAAACTTCGGAAATCCTAAATTCTCATCAATGTCGAAGTCGTCATTCTGTCCTTCTTCAAATATGTATTTTTTCACTAAGTGCTGCTTAATCGATTCAATCGTTTCTAGTACACGGCAGATGCCAACCTTCGGGTCTGTTAATAGTACTTTATCTTTACTAACTTCGATTAAGTTGTTCTCTTGCGCCCACTGGACAATCTTCTTGTTACGGTTATGTACTGTCTTGTTATACGGAACTCCTTTTTTTAATGGAAGCGCTTTCGCTTGCTTCGTTGACTTTACATCATATAAGTCTTTATCGTATGTACTATCCTTTACTAGATACATAATATCTTTAGATGTTGAATACTTGTACGTATAATTAATGTTTAGTGGGTACCACTTTAATAGCTCCCGGTATGGTAATAAAATCTCTTTCGTTTCTTCTTTGTCTTGTGATGTTGTTTCTAGAATGACTAGAACTTCCTCTTCACTAAATTTCACTACTTTCATGCAATGTTTTTCCCCCTTTTGATATTTGAAATTCCATTATGGTCTTTTGTAATTGTAATAACTTTCTCGAATAGCGCTTTGAAATGACTACTTTGTGTAATGACGAATATCGAACCAATGGTCTTAACTCGTTCTTTTAATAGTTCGATAACCGATTCTACGCCTGTCTCATCTAACGCATCGAATACCTCATCATAAACAATGAAGTTCGTATTCTCTAGAATTAAATCTTGTAACGCTAGAGAGATAGATAAGTCTGCTCGTTTCTTTTCTCCACCGGATTGCGCTTTATAATCGTCGCCACCTACGGTATTGATAAGCTGTACATCAAATTTGTCAGAGTATGTACCATCTTTCTTTTTCGTTCTTGTACTAAACACTAGCTCCATATTTTCTCCAGCTAATTGTTTTAAGTATTTGTTACCTCTTTGGTTAAGCTCCGGTGTAATGAAGTCAAGTACGTGCGATTTAACTCCTTCGTTCGAGTAAACCTTTACTACGTCTTCATCTTCTTTCTTCGCTAATTCTAAGGCTACTAGCTCCTTCTTAGCAGATTTAATTGACTCGTTAATACTTTCCCTATCCTTATCTCTGGAAATAGGCTCAGGAACGTTCTGGAGCTTCTTAATTGTGCTATTAACAACATCTACGTTGTTCTTTAGTTGTTTAAGGTTATTTTCGTATGTACTGATATATTTCTCGTCTTGTTGGATAGCTATTGTGATTTCACGTTGTCTTTGAATAACTGTTTTCTGCGCTTCTAACTTAGCGTCGTAACGCGCTCTAGCCGCATTAACAGCATCTATGTATGGTTGTTTCGTTTGTTCTATCTGTTGCAAACCAAGCATGACAGGTCTTAATTCATTTTTTATGTTATCCTGTTCTGCAATCTTATGACTATTATCCATTGGCGTACCACATACTGGACAGTTATCACTAAAACTTAGGCTCTTGTATCTCTTAACTAAGTCTGTTTTCTGTCTGTCTAAATCACGTTGTTGGTTCTCAACTTCGTTCAGCGCTCTGTGGGCTGCATTAAACTCCGCTTCTTCCGTAGACATATCGATGTTAGAAATCTCGTCGAGCTTCTTGTTAAGTTCTACGATGTTATCTCTCTTCTGTTCTACAAAACCAAAGTACTTCGCCGGGTAGTCATTACATTGTTTAATAACTTCCCCTAGTCGAGTCTGTTCTGCTTTTAACATATTCTTCGTAGATTCATAGTTTTTGTTATCTTGTTCTTCTAGCTTGTCCACCTGCTCTAAGTCCCAGTTAAGTCGTTCGATTTCACGATTCTTCTCGTCAATCTTAGCGATACTTTCTTTTACCTTCTTCTTAGCTACCTCTTGTGCTAGAGAATAGATGTCCAAGTTTAGTAAGCTATCTAGAATTTCTTTCTTTTTTGAATCCGTTAGAGATGCGAAAGCACCCAACCCTTCACCTTGAGCAAATAGAATACTGTTGATGAATGTTAAGTGTGAGATTTTTAATATCTTTTCAATTTCTGCATTCGTATCATCATTCGATTTAGCTGTAATATCTATATCATTTCTGAACAACCTAACCTTATTTGCATGTAGGCTGTGCTTACGGTATCGTTCAATTCGGTATGTATCTCCATCTTGTTCACCAATTAAGGCAACCATTGTGTTTTTCTTTGTTTTGTTATTGACTACTGCATCACCTTTAACTCCTTTAGATGTCATGTTGTATAAACACCATGTAATTGATTCCGGGATTAATGATGACTTACCAGCCCCATTACTAGCAAACTTCTCGTCACTAGTATTCTCTCCTTCAATTAAGATAAGACCTTGATTATCTAAATCAACTTCTGCATCATTAATTGCTAGAAAGTTCTGAACTATTAACTTGTTCCACTTCAATATCATATTCCTCCTCTTCTATTAATAAGTAAATCTTACCATGATACCATATGTTTGTCAATAAAAAAAGAGACTAGTTAATAGTCTCTTAAACTTTCTCTGTGTTTTTTAGTAAATGGTCTTCGTCAACAGTAGTGTACCAGTATTCATCTTTATATTTTACCTCTGCAAAGTAAGATTGGTCTTTGTATGTGTCTAACTTAGGTGCTTTGTATAGAATAGTGAGAATATAGTAAACTTCTTCTATGTTGAACTCGTCTGATGTATCTTCCCTAAACTTATCTCCTACTTTAATTTCCATATTAATCCTCCTTTAAACATTTATTGTTTGTGCCTCTTTTAAGACTGCTAGAGCCTTATCCTGTACGTTTGTGTAGAACTTATTCGTGTACTCCTTGACAATATCAGATTCACTGGAACCTACTTCGATGTTAATACGTAAGTCTGCTTTGTATTCTTTTTGTACTTCCACTCGAATATTGTCGGACGATTCTTTAAATATTTCTACCTCTGTTGCTAGTTCCTGTGGAATAATCATTCGTACATAGTTGTTATCCACAATCTCTTGTGTGTTCTCATCGATTTTCGTTATCGTGACAAACTTCTTATTCTCGATTGGAATAAATTCTGGTTTGCCTCCTTTGTCTAAGTCGATTAAGAATACACCTTTATCTTGTCCCTCATCAGAGAAGCTTTCTTGGATTGTGTTACCAGCGTAGAACGCGTTGTCTAACCCACCTAAGAACTGTCGCTTATGGTAGTGACCTAATGTTACATAGTCAAATACATCAGGGTAAAGTTCACTAATGTTAAACGCTCCACCAAGCCGATGTGAATGTTGTCCTGTTTCACTTCCGTCCACTCCTATATGCGCCATTAAGATTGTAGGCTGAACCTTACCTTCTGCGTGTTCTGCGAACTCGTTAATTTTACCTTTTAAGAATGCTACATTGTCAGAATACGAAATAGGGTACAATACGGTTGAGCCTGTATAGATTGGTTCAAAGTCATCCATAACTGTTACACGCGGAATCGCTTTGAAGTTCTCTAAGCTATGTTCCGGGAAGTCACTAGAGTCTGCTTGGTCATGGTTACCTACAATCATGTATAATTTTACATCCGGGTACTTCATCATGTTATCGTAGATTACATTGAACCCTAGATTGTATACTAGAGTTGTAATGCGGTTTCTTGCATGGAAGTAATCACCGTTGAATAGGATGTCCGCATTGTTCTCATGTGCAAGTTCAAATACTCTATTAAGTGTATTCAATTGTGCTAGTAATCTATCGGTAATTTGAATCTCTTTACCTTTGTATGTATGTGTTATAGGCTTCGCAAAGTTATCGAAGTTATGCCAATGGAAATCAGAGAAAACTATGTACTTAGTATGCATATTTATATTCTCCTCTTTCTAGGTATGTATCAGAATTATGTAAGTCTTTTAATTCCCAGAATGGGATAGGCGTGTAATCTGTGTGTTCTGTGCAAACGCAAATATGTACTTCTCTATCTAACCCTTGTGTCATACCGTGAACATGTCCATGAATGTTAGCATAAAGGTCTGTTTCTAATTGAGCTATTCGCAACATCTCTGGATTGAGAGGGTAATGAGAGAATAGGTAATCATCTAAGTATAGATAGTTCCTCATGTCAAACCCCATCTTAGCGTACTTCGCTTTACTGAATGAGTCGTGATTACCTTTGACAAGAATCTTACGACCATTAAGTCGTTTAGCGATTTCTTCTGCTTTCTTGGCTCCGCATAGGAATAAGTCCCCTACATGGACAACTAAGTCATGCGGTTTAACTACCTTATTCCAGTTTTCGATAAGCTTTTCATTCATATCTTCTACATCTTTAAATGGTCTGTTCTCGTACTCTATAATATTTCTATGACCGAAGTGTGTATCGGACGTCACATAAATGTTAGGTGTTACGATGTACTTCATTTAGTTCCCCCCTTATACTAATCTTTCTACTTTTGTAGTTTCTTTTTTAACCATATAATTCTCCGGCTTATGCTCGTTTGCTATTCTACCCGCTTCTTTCAGAGCTTCCATATCTGTGTCAGCATTTAGATAAAATGACTTCCACTTTACATTAGGCAACTTGTAGATGTACTTATACTCTACTATCGTCTCCAATTATTGTCCCCCTCTGATTGCTTGATTTATTTCTTGGCTAAAGTCCGGCATAGGAACCTTACCACTATTACCTCCAGCTTTCTTAGCTTTAAATAGGTTGTCCCTTGCTTGGTCAACCGCTTCCAAGATAGCTCTATGTTCTTTCTCTTCACTTGAATTTTGTATGTACTCTCTCACTACTTGCTGATTACCGATAACCTTAAATCCTAGCATCTTATCATATGCACCTTCTGGCGGGTTA